TTTAGGGTCTTCCCCATCATTGTAGTTTGGTGCCTTACCAGCGCCTGTGTTAGCAGGTCTTGGTGCATCACCTAATTTAGATGCAGAAGCGGGCCCTATTGCAGAAGTTAATCCGCCTTCTGGGTTACCAGTTCCACTTAGATCTTGTATTTCTGGATTCGGGTTAGAGTTCCCTTGAGTTGGATTACTTGAATCACCACCAGTTGCGTTTGGTTTTAGATTCTCAGCAGCTCCTGCCTCATCCAGTTCTTGAGTCTCCTCGTTAAGAGCGGATTCTACTTCCTTTCCCTTAGCGAGTAATTCTCTTATTTTGCTTTCTACGCCCATGTTAATTTCTCCTTTGAGATTTGCGTTATACTGTATTTATTTATAAAACTTTAGATTTTTGATAACTTATCCATGAATGAACTGAACACTTGCATCTTTGCTTCTTCCAGTTCACGGCCATTGGCTTTCTTAATTCGCCTTACAGCTAAGTCAATGTCCTGTTCCATCCATGCACCTTCAACCATAACCCACTCTTTATGTTCCATGATACCTCTTACAAAGGCGTCTGGAGCGGATGGGTCTGCGACTATATCAGCAGCAGTTGATAGTACAAAGTCATCTTGAACCTCATTTATGCCATTCTTTTCCTTTAAAGTTCCAAGTCCTCTGGAACTCACACCAAGGGAGGCACCTTCGTCTATAAGGTTCTTTACGATATTTCCCATAGGTGTATCAAGAATCTTTGCTTTTCCAACATAATTGGAACCGTCTTCTCTCAAAGAAGTTATCATATGTGATACACGGTCTAAATTAATTGTAGGGCCATCTGGATGTCCTAATTCACCCATTGCCCTTTTCTTGTCTATACTTTCTTTTACATAACGGTTGACTTCCCTTTGCATAATTTCGCGTGGGTATACTCTACCGTTCCTGTTTTTAAGGTCAGATTGGAGAAAGACACCTTCAATGAAAAGGTTTGTCTTACCGTCTTTATCTTCTTTGATATATTGAATATCTTCTGTTGTTTCTGTTATAAGTTTCATGTTATCCTAAACTCCCATCTGCGCCTTGGTGTTGTTGTGAACCATATCCACTAACCTTAGCAGTCTCTACTATTACCGTTCCCCCCGAACCACCAGCAATAACCACTTCTATATCTTGGTCGTTCTGGTGATTGTCGTTGAATCCGTAAAAATCTAGTGAACCACTCTCTGTTAATTCATAGAGAACATCACTATTCCTTTGTATCTTAGCACTTGCACTTGCAGATAATGTCCAATGAATTGCTTTAATATCTGCCTTTGGTGAACTCTGTGTCTCCGTACTCTTTTTCAGAGTAGTTGCGAGAGCAATGGTGCCTGTCGCAGCTGTACCGCGAACGGCACATACCCCTTGGACTTGAGTAAGTTTTAAAACATCGACTACGACTGCCATTTAGTTTCTCCTAATATTTCTTTTTTGAATGGTTGCCGTGATTCTTTTCGTCTAGAATCTCTAGAGCATAAGTCTCACACATTTCCACTCCGTGTTCAAACATAACCCGATACCAAGCAACTTCACCTTCTTTATTTGGTTCAGCATGCTCACCTACTATCGGTTTTCCCTCACCGAATTTGGGATGGATTACCTTGGTTGCACAACTATGTGTTAACTTAGGGTCTTCCGAATTGCCCTGTTTTGGGGGAGTGACATCACCTTCCGTACCGTCTTCGGCAGGATGGTTTGCAGTAGGTTTATCCTTCTTAGGTTTTTCTACCGCCTGCGCTTCCTCGCGTAGTTCTCTAAATGTCTTCATTAGTTTCCCCTGTATCGGTTTCTGTTTGTTCTAATTCTTCTGGTGCAGCCTCAAGTCCCATCTTTTGCAACTCTGGGTCATTAAATATCGCATTAGATATTTCTTCCTTCCTCGCGGAAACCAATTCATCCGCCCTTGTACCCATCGCTTTTGCAAACTCATCATTTGCAGCTGTATAGTCACCTTCTGCCCACTTGTCCATCATATTTCTGACGGCATCCTGTGGTGTTACTTCATCGGTAACTTCAACTTTTACTTGTTCTTCACTCATCATTTTCTCCATTAGTTATTTGGGCTTCTTCACCCTCTTCTTGACTGGCTGCAATTTGCCCGTCCATAATACTTATCTCCTCATCGGAGAACCGCATAATATTCTTTTGCACATATTCCTTACTAAACAATTGACCTATAAATGGCACTACACCGTTTAGTATCTCTAACCTACTTCTAAGAATCTCTTGTTCCTTAGACTCAGTATAGTAGGCATCTTGTGCAAACATATACTGTAGGTCATTCCTAATCTCTGGCCATTCCTCTTCGTTAATGACCCCTTTCAAAACTAGTTGAGTTTTTAGTAGGTCATCAAATATCCCACTAAACCTATTTCTCAACTTTGAAACGAACTTTGTAAATTTAAGTTCATCTCTGGTAATCTCAGCAGACCTACCAAAGTTCAGTCCACTCTGTTGTTCCAGACGCGAGATAGGTACATTAAGAGATTGGTATAGTTTCTTTTGGAAGTAAACCACATCTTCAATCTCACCTAAGTTCGCACCGCCTGGCAATGTTTGAATCTCTGTTCCTCTACCACCTTCTTTTCGTGGTAACCAGAAGTCTTCAAGCATTGACATAAACTTCTTGTCATCTCTTATCTCACCAGTATCACTATCATAAACAAGTTTGTTTCTGTAGCGACTCATAACATCTTTTAGATATTGTTCCGCCTTTCCTGTTGGCAGATTTCCAACATCTATATAAAAAATTCTTCTTTCGGGAGCACGAGTGATACGATAAATCACCACCGCGTTCTCCATCATTCTTAATTGGTTAGCAGGGCGTATCGCTTTATGTAAATAAGATAGAGGTATATTTCTATCTTGGTCAACTAATCCAGATGTACAATATGTAACAGAATCTTTGCTAACCTTGATTGCCTTGTCATTAACAACATCTGTTTTATATGACAGTTGATTGTTAGTGGCAATTCCTTTCTCATCAAATACAAAATATTCTTGTACATCTTTTACGAGAGTTATCTGAGTTTTCTTATCCTTCTCTTTCTTAATCTCTCTGACCTTTCGGATTTTCCTTGGGTCTACATAACGAACATCTTTTATACCTTCTTTTGCCTTTTCAGTATCGATAACCTTGTGAAAGAAAATTCTTCCATCAATGTACCATCGTCTAAAATAATCTTGTGCCCGAACATTAAAATCTAACATCCTAAGAACACCGTCAAACTCAGATACAATTGCCTTCTTAACCGTGGCAGACTGATTAACCTTGTCAAGATTTAACTTAACTGGTTTCTCATCGTCTAAGTTTGCGATGGCATCGTTGACAACATCCTCAATGGCTGCGTCAACATCGCCCATCATTGATATATCTCTATACCTTTTAATAAGTTGGGTTTCACTATTAGCAGTTCCTTCTATATCGAAGTAAGTGCCGTAGTATCCACCCGCCTTAATACTTTCTAAAGACCCATCGTCATGAGGCGGAACGAATGATTTTTCCGACTTAGACTTGGATCTTGATATTTCAAATCCAAATAATTCCATAATTTATACCTTCTTCAACCTGTAGTTTATGCTACATCATAATGTGTGTATTGCCATGTCACCGTAAATTCTTCAAAGATGTCATTCTGAGCATAGTTCAATGCAATTTCTGACATCTGAATAGGAAATGCATTTCTTAAAGTGTATGTACCATTAGGTAATACTGCATCATTCCTATCTAAATGTTCTACCACTATATCACTTTGGTAACTTGATGGTTCCAAAGTAATTGCTTCATTGGATTCGCGGTCATTCATACCGTTCATCCATGCTTCAAATGGTGCTCGTAGACTAAAATCTGAGTCGTTAACTACTGTAATAGTCCAAGGGTCGAATATCCTTTCGCCTGCAAGTTTAATTTCCCTACCTCTATATTGTATAATGGCAGGGTTTACATTGGAAGCGGGAAGGGCGGCCCCAGTTACGAGCAGACTGTACGATGGGTCAACACCAGTTACATAGGAAGGGAAGGCAAGCTTGACCCTAAACTGATTAGGTCTTGCTCCACCAGCACCTAGTCTGGCTTTAAACTCTTCAATATTCATCTGTTTTTTCTCCTAACTTTTATTTTATTTATCTCTATTAACCGCCAAGTTCTTCAAAAGATATTCCGCTTCTTGTCGCAACAAATGTTAGCGTTATGAAGTTAATAGACTTAGCAGGTTTGACAAATATGTCAGCCTTAAATTCGTTTGCGTCTATAACTTGTGCAGTATTGTTTGTTTCGTCACAAACAACGCGGAAATCAAAGATACCCCTTCTACCTTGAACATCTCTCAAGAAAGGTTCTACTAGAGCAACAAACTGCGCCCTTGTAAATGCATCGTTGAACTCGAATAATTGGAATTTAGCAGCAGTTGCAATTGCCTTTTCAAGAACAATAAACAACCTACGGACATTAATTCTGTTAAATGCACTTGGTGAATCAAGCATTGTCTTGTCTCCAAACAATACAATACCAGAGCCAGGCGTTGAAATTACAGGGTTAACACCTTTACTATAAAGTGTATCCCTCTGTGCCTTGTTAGGTGACCATGCAAGTTTAATCGCATTTTTAATCTGTCCCCTGTTAAGACCGCCAGGCGAGAACCAAGGGTCATCTGATTTATCTGTAACAACACAAGTACCAGCGACATCTCCGTTCAAAGGAACATAGACATATCTGTCATTGTACTTGTCGTACATGTATTTCCAACCAGAATCATATACTGCATAAGATGAACGAGTATATGCATTGAGGTCAGAAGTTGTAATAATTGATGTTGATTCTGAACCTTCGTTGTTTACTACAGCACTTCTCTGTGGAGAAATGAATATCATAGCATCCTTACGAATCTCAGCAACATTGTCAATAACATAATCACCTACAGCAGTCGCGTGAGCAGAAGTAAGAATTAAACTTACATCTACTAATTCGTCATTTGCGAATAGTCCGTATCCTGCCTGTAAATCAGCAGTAGCAGGAGAAGCATCAACACCACTTGCAAGTGAAGTTGAAACATCCGAATCTGCTGAACCTACTAATACAGCGAAAGTAGTTCCACCAGCGGATGATGTTCCCCAGTTAGAACCATTTGTAGGATGATCCATCCAGTATATCCATTCTGAACGGTCATTGATTACATTCTTGTAATAATTTGATTGGTTTAAGTCATCTCTTGATTCAGATGCCTTGGAAAGTCCAGCAAATTTTTCTAGGACTGTTCCAGCAGTACCAGTAATTGCACCACTTTCGTCAATGACGATAACATGAACCATGTCAAATGTTGAACCATTGTTCTTCGCCCATGTAGTTGTGGTTGGTGTAAAATCAAACTGGTCTTTATATGCCCATGCACTTTGCAATGTGGATGTAGCAGTTCCAGAAGAACCGTCACCACCAATAGTCACAGCAGGCGCGGATGAATATCCATAGCCTGGGTTTGTGATTGTGATTGCGGTTACAGCACCACCAGACACAGTTGCAGTTCCAGTAGCAGTAATACCACCATTAGCAGGACTAACTCCTGTTGGGTCAGCAAATGTGACAGTCGCGGATGAGTATCCAGAACCACCAGCGGTTACAGTTCCAGAACCTACTGATAATCCAGATGCAGATGCAATGTCAGCGATTTCTACTTTAAGAGCATTACCTAGCGTGCCTGGATATTTTGCAGCCCATGGCCCGACTGAACCTTCTCCAGCGGAGTATGATTCGTTGTATTGTTCTCTATTTTTAATTTGAACAGCAGTTCCAGTTGATACTGCATTTCTAGCAGCAGCTCCTACTTCTCGGACATTTAACAGTTGTGAACCGTATGCCAAGAAACTTGATGCCGTCATGTGGTCATAATATACACTCAATGTGGGTTTACCGAACCTCTCAACAAGATTGTTCTCAGATTGTACTGCGACTATCTCGTGAGCTGGGCCCCATTGATAGTCTCCCACGATTCCACCAATAGTGGTGGCAACAGCGGGGACAACATTTGTGAGGTCTTTTTCTTGTACTAAGACGCCAGGCGATAATTGGAAAGCCATTTTGTTCTCCTTCGTATTTCGTTTTTAATCTATCTTGACTAAATAGTTATTCCTTGCAATTATTTATAAAAATTTTTCTTTCTCATCTGCCCATATCCAATAGTCACCATCCATAACTTCTGCTTCTGGTTCATGTCCATCTACAACAAGCCCGAAAGGTGTCAAATCATTTTCTATCATTCTCATCTGTGAGTTGTACAAATTGTCACGAATATCTACATTAGTCAAATCCTTAAAGAATGTATTGGTTGATAACCATGCAAATAGTACCATACACATGGCAAGGTCATCGTGGTATCCTTCATCAGCAGCAAACGAACCATGTCTTTCAACAAATGTTGATAGTTCACTAATACATTCAGCATCAAATAATAAGAACTTCTGTTCTTCAATCAAACTTTTTAGTGCCAAACACCCCTGTCTCTTAACTGCTTTTGATGTTCGTACACCTAGAGTACTTTGTTTTCCAAAGCCAGGCGAAACATACTGTTTGTTCTTTTCCTGTACTGTACTAAAAATGTTCTCATACTCTAGTTCTTGGTGAAGTATATCAACTACTTGTTGTCCGATATCATTCGTTTCAAGTAATACATACGCACCGTTATAATCTTTTGCGACTTTTCCTATGAAGTCTGGATATAACAATGGTGAAACTTTGTTATCTCTATACTTACCTACAACTTTAAACGGCATCTCTGTGATATCAATCACAATGAAAGCCGAGAAATCTCCACCTATACCTCTCGCGGTATCTGCCGAGATTACATAGTATTTATCGTCTTGAGGTTCTTCATATATCTCTAGTCCATCCTTCTTATAAACTGGGTCAACTGAGGACATAGTAGCAAGAGATTTACCACTAATCAAAGTATTCGTTGACCCCAAGAAGTCACACAACACCTCTTGGTTAAACTTTACTTCACCCAACAAATCAAATTGTTCTTGTGTCCACTTGTCATCGCGGCCTGGGATTTCAGTATGCGGTATAAACATATTCTCAAATCCATTAGTGCCTTTCTCTGCCTCATTCCAGAATTTCCAGAAATGATTGTATCCCAGAGGCGTGGATGTCAATAGAATCTTTGTGGTCTCACCAGCAGAGATAGTAGGATATACAGATGCAAAAAACTCATCTGCTATATTGTTTGGTATAATTGCAGCCTCATCAATGTACAACCAGTTAACTGATTTACCCCGAATACCAGATGATGTGGTTGCTGATGTAAACACGCGAGAACCATTCTCTAAGTCCACATCCCCCTTGTTCCATGTCTTGACTCCCTGTTGCATCCATATAGGAATATGCTCATACATAGTCTGGTATCTTGATAATACCTCTCTGGCAGCTGCGGTCTTGTTCGCCATTATAGCGATGTTCTTGTCTGCATTGAATATAGAGTAATGTAATATACACGCGGCTGCTGTTACCGTCTTACCTTGCTGTCTACCTTCCATTAGAATAGTCTTTCGATTATTCATGATGAAATCAACCTTCTTTTTCTGACAGTCGTACAGTTTGAAAGGTTGTAGACCTTTATCCAAGGTTACTATTTGACAGTAATTCTCAATAAAATATATTGGGTCATTCTCACACTTTGCAAATTCTTCTAGTTGTTCTTTCTCAAAGTTGTGTTCGTATCCAATTGGTTTTAGATTGGGATTACCGTGATATGATAGTTCATTCGCCATTTACTTCGCTCCCAATCCATCCCACGATGCAGGCCTGCCTGTATATCCATGTATTTCACAATACGATTGTTCCTTCACAAAATCAAAGAACTCTTTTGGTTCGTGGTCATATGGTATATTTGGTATACCTCTCTTGTCATCATTAATAATATTAAAACACATGAATTTATTGTGGTCTCTTGCTTCTTTTGTATCTTTCTTTATCTTATTTATGGGATAACTAATCAACTGTTTAAACTGTTCATAGAATGCTAGAAGTCTATGATTATCATCTTCGATATCATCAAATGAGTAATCTATTAAATCTCTATGCAATTTGAATCCCATGTTTTCAATTTCTTTGTAATATCCTTTTCCACAAAAACTAAAAAGAACTTTCTTGTGAAAAAGAGGTTTGAATGTTTTCTCCGTAAACCAGATTCTATCAGTTCTTGTTTCGATACACAAGTCTATAAGTATCTTATCATAAAATGGTGATGGAGCTTGGCAAAGATGCCAGTTCCCAGTTACCCCGAATTGATGTAACCATTTTCTTTTAACATCAATGTATATTCCTCGTCTTAAAAAAGAACAATATTTATTTAACAATTCATCCTTCTCTAACAGATTCCACAACTTTACTCTAAACTCTCGGTCTGTAGAATTTAGAAACTGAAAGTGTGTGTCCTCATCTCCATCTAATACAGGAGAAGTTGTTCTGCGAATATCTTCATCAAAATAAGAACCATGTGCAATAGTTTGATATAAAAAGTACAGAGGATAATTATCATGTTTAGCATTGCGTGGCATTATATGATTGTAGTTTTCCCACCCACTATCCATTATGGTAAATGTTATATCGGGAAACTCTTGGAGTGTCTTGTAATTAATTCTTTCTGATTTGCGTTGTTTTGGATTTACAATTTCTTCTTTAAAATTATGAACTACAATATTTCTATATTTACTGAACTCTTCTTCTAATTTTTCAAATGAAAATCCCTTTTCCCATATTTGCGCTAAGAAATAATGTGGTTCACTCTTTGCCATGGTCATTGTACGCCCAATGGGTAAGTAATAATAATGTAGTTGGTTCTGGGTCACTCTGGGTCATGGTCTATGATTTTCTCGTTTTCCTTCTTTAATGCCTTCAACATCTCAGAAGTTGTACCAGTAAACACTAGGTTGTTTGTTGTTTTACTGATAGTCTTGGGTTCATCTGAATTCTTTTCAATTCGATGTTTCTTCTCTTGGACTTCCATCATATCCTTAGCTTGTTCACCCATAGTCTTAATGATTTGTCCAGCAACTTCATAGGCACGAGGATTATCACTATTGGTTGCAACATTTAAAATACCTTGAGCGGCTTCTTCCGCGTACTCAGCAGAACGCTTCAAAAGATTTCTTGCTTCCTCAAAATCCTTATCTAGTTTCTCTTCATTTTTTTCAGGCACAGCGACAACACCACCCTTCTTTTCAGTAAGTTCTGTAGTTACGGTGTTGAATGTTTTATCAAGTGCATCAAATACTTTATTTTTTGGCATAGTTATACATAAGTTTGGTCAAACTCCTCCACGAACCTATATGGGTCATCCTTATAGGGGTCTGCATTATAATTAGGTGGTTCCTCAAATGTCA